CGGGGTTTGCGCAACGCCTTGAGCGCAGCACAAGCACAGTCGGTTGGGTTCCTTCCTGCGACTGCGGCGCCGCTGACCCCGTGCCCTGCACCGTGCTCGACCCCTTCGCCGGCGCCGGCGCCGTCGGCCTCGTCGCCGCCCGCCTCGGCCGCGACGCGATCCTGATCGAGCTGAACCCCGAATACGCCGACATGGCCCGCGAGCGCATCAACGGCGACGCGCCCCTGCTCACGGAGGTCGCGTGATGACGGCCACCGTCCACCACGGCGATTGCCTCAATGTGCTGCCGGCGCTGCCGGCCGAGAGCCTGCACGCCTGCGTGACCGATCCGACCTATCACCTGACCTCGAACGCCAAGCGACGGTCGTCCGGGTTCATGGGGCAGGGCTGGGACGGCGGCGACGTGGCGTTCCGCCCGGAGACCTGGGCCGAGGTCTGTCGCGTCTTGAAGCCGGGCGCGCATCTCCTGGCCTTCGGCGGCACGCGGACCCATCACCGCATGGCATGCGCCATCGAGGACGCCGGCTTCGAGATCCGCGACATGATCGCATGGCTTTACGGCACCGGGTTTCCAAAGTCGGTCGACGTCGCCGCCGCCGTCGGCAAGGCCGCGCCCCGCCCCGACGACGCGCAGGCTTGGGATGGCTGGGGCACGGCCCTGAAGCCGGCCATCGAGCCCATCATCGTCGCCCGCAGGCCGCCCGCCGGAACCGTCGCCGCCAACGTGCTGCGCCACGGAACGGGAGGCATCAACATCGACGCCTGCCGGGTCGGAAGCTCCAAGAACGTTCCGCGAAGCCATTCGACGACGCCCAACAGCATCTACGGCTCCGGTCTCGGCGGTTCCCGCCTGGACGGCACGGAGGCGGGCTTCGATCCCACCATCGGCCGTTGGCCGGCCAACGTCGTTCACGACGGCTCGGCGGACGTTCTTCAAGCCTTCCCCGAGGCCCCCGGCGCGCTGCGCGGCGTCGGCCCCGAGTTCGGCGACCGCAAGAGCGTCAACGTCTACGGGGATTGGGGGCCGCGCCCCGACATGAAACCGCGCGACGACGGCGGCGGCTCCGCCGCCCGCTTCTTCTACTGCGCCAAGGCGGACAGGACCGACCGCGGCGGCTCGCGCCACCCCACCATCAAGCCGGTGTCGCTGATGCGCTGGCTCGTCCGGCTGGTGACACCGCCCGGCGGAACCGTTCTCGATCCCTTTGCCGGCACCGGAACCACGGGCCAAGCCTGCCTCGCGGAGGGCTTCGACGCCGTGCTCATCGAGCAGTCGGAGGAGTGGGTGGCCGACATCCACGCCCGTTTGGCGCACGTCCGGGGCTCCGACACCCCCCTGTTCGGGGAGGCGGCGGAATGACCCGGAACACCTCCCACGCGGTGATGGCGCAGCGGCACGAGCCGCCGGACGGCCTGGACTGCTTTCCGACGCCGCCCTGGGCGACGCGGGCGCTGTGCGAGCATCTCGACCATTGGGGCAGGATCGGACCCGAAACCGCATGGGACCCGGCCTGTGGCGAAGGCCACATGGCGCGCCCGCTTGCCGAGTATTGCCGGTCTTCGTCGGCCACCCGGAAGGGGCCTAAGTCGATGAACGGGGCCACTGACGACAACCGCCTGTCCCGGGAAGAACGGGAACTGCTGGCGTCCATTCGTCGGTGGTTCCGCTATCGCACGCCGGAAAACCTGCGCCACGTGGTGAACGCGGCCAGGGACTGGATTCGCTCCGAACATCGACGGGAAGACGACGCCCGGGGGGTGGCCAATGTGTAGGTGCTGCGGCGGCGCCGGCATGGTGTTCCGGGAAACCCGGAAGGTAACGCAAACCGTGACGCGGCACGGCTATGAACATGGCCGCCTGGTCACGTTCGATGAAACGGTGGAATCCACCATCGGCGGCCCGGACGCCTGCCCCGAGTGCGCGGCGCTGGCCGAAATGGAATACCGGGCCGGTCTGGCCCATGGCGAACGCCCGCCAATGGTCCAGGGGAAGGTGGCATGAGCGTTCGCATTCTGATTGGCGACGTTATGGACCGGCTTCGGGACCTGCCGGACGAAAGCGTGAATTGTGCCGTCACCAGTCCGCCGTACTGGGGCCTGCGCGACTACGGCGTGCCCGGACAGCTTGGCCTGGAACCGACGTTGCCGGAACACCTGGACGCCATGGTGGCGGTCTTCCGTGAAGTGCGCCGCGTTCTGCGCGCCGACGGCACATTGTGGGTGAACTACGGCGACTGTTACGCCACGACGCCCACCGGACGTAAGGCGGAAGAGGTCAACGCCCTGGGGGCGGATGATCTGACCTTCAGGGATAAGCCGTTCTCGACGGTCGGCGGTGTGCTGAAGCCGAAGGACCTTTGCATGGTCCCGAACCGGCTCGCCATCGCGTTGCAGGAGGACGGCTGGTGGGTACGCTCGGAGATCATCTGGGCCAAGCCGAATCCGATGCCCGAGTCCGTGACCGATCGGCCGGCGACGTCGCATGAAAAGATCTTCCTGCTGTCCAAATCGGCCAAGTATTTCTATGACGCCGAAGCGGTCAGGGCGCCAGCAGCACACCCCGACGGACCGAACGCACCGGAGAAGATCAAGTCGCCGCACGGGCAGGGGTACACACGGCGGGCGAAGGGTGGCGCCCGAAAGTACGAAGGCGCCGAGAACGGCAGCGGTGTTCATCCGCCCCACAAGGGGCTGGAGAAAGCGCGTCAGGACTATAAACGGCGCAACCGCGGCAAAACCTCCAGGCGCACCGGGGAGAACAACCAGAGCACGGTGGATCAAGCCCCCAGAGGCGAGGGCCGCAACCTCCGCAACGTTTGGGAGATCGCCACCAAGCCCTTCGCCGAAGCACATTTCGCGACCTTCCCACCGAAGCTGGTGCGGCCCTGCATTTTGGCCGGCTGCCCGGAAGGCGGGACCGTGCTGGATCCGTTCGGCGGGTCGGGGACCACGGGGCTGGTCGCCGACCAACTGGGCCGCAACGCCATCCTGATCGAGCTCAATCCCGAATACGCGGAGATGGCGCGGCGGCGCATTAAATCGGACGCGCCGCTGTTTGCTGAGGTTGACCACAAGACCAACGGGGAGGCCGCCTGATGCTCCGATACCCCACCATTCCCGAGGTGATCGCCTACATCCACGAGCAGACCGGCATGTCCCGCCGGCACATGCAGCGGGCCGGCCGCGACTACGAGCGGATGTACGCGCGCAACATGGCGATCGTGATGTGCCGGGATTTGGCCGATGCCGGTTGGCCCCGGCGCGGGCGAACCTTCCGCCTGCACCCGTCCACGGTGCGCGAGATCCACAACCCGTTCGTCGAGAACCGCCTGTACACCGAGAAGCCGCCCGAGACCTGGCCCGAGGAGGTCGTCGAGAGGGGGCGTAAGCTGCGCCTGAAGGGATATTCCTGGGACGAGATCGGCAGGGGCCTCAAACGCGACTCGACACAGGCGCGGTATCGGATCAACGCCACCATCGACAGGCGCGAGCGGCGCATCATCAAACTCGTCGTGGCCAGCCGCAAGCGACGCAGGCTATCGCAGCAGAGCCGCGCCCACAGCGCCGGCTGGCCCAAGCTGGACGGCGACATGTACGCCAAGCTGCGCGAGAAGGGTGCGGTGTTTCCGACCGTGAAGGTCCGTGACGGCGGCGGCGCGAAGCGCATCCTGGAGGCCAGAGCGGCCGGCCGGCTCACCGACCAGGACACCGAAATCTGTCTGAACGCATTGGGACTGAAGGGGGCTTAGGATTGGCTCGGATCAGAACGGTCAAACCAGAATTTTTCCGCGACGAAGATCTTCAAGACCTTGAGGCGGCCAACCCCGGCCAGCATGTGATGTTGGTTTTCGAAGCGCTGTGGGGGCACTGCGACAAGGAGGGGCGGTTCAAGTGGAACCCTCGGGTACTGAAACGCGATATCCTGCCGTTTCTCGGGTTCGACCTGGGTGCTTCCCTGGTGCTTCTCCGGGAAGCAGGCATGGTCAAGCAGTACGAAATCGACGGTGAATTGTACGGAGAAGTACCGTCATTTAAGGATCACCAGCGGATCGGCGGCAAGGAGGCCCAGGCGCCCGCTAAGTACCCGGAACCAAAGGAGTACCTCCCGAGTGCTTCCCCGGGAAATAGCGGGGAAGCACCGGGGAAGCACCGGGGATTGCAGGAAGGGAAGGGAAGGGAAAGGAAGGGAAAGGAAGGTTCTGTTTCTTCACTTCGTTCAGAAACAGGCGCCGATGGCGCCGCGAATGATTCTCAGCAAGATCCGGTCAAGGAACTGTTCGACGTCGGGGTCCGGCTGATCACCGCCACGGGCAAGTCGGAGCAGCAGGCTCGGTCCCTGGTCGGCAAGTGGCGCAAGGCGGTCGGGGACGAGAGGCTCGCCGGAATTCTGCCCAAGGCGGCGTCGGCGACCGAACCGGTGGCATGGATCGAGGCGGCGATCCGCAGCCGCAACAGCGCTGATGATGACCGACCGATCAATCCGGATACTGGGCTTCCCATTCGGACGTTGGAGAAGATCCGCGCCGAGAGTGAAGCCGAGGAACGCGAACTCAGGGCACAAGGGGTCAAGATCTGATACTCGACATGGCGGAGCTGAAGAACCGGCTCAACCAGAACATCGACCGCGCGGTTCGCCACCTGCTGCCGGCGGGTAAACGGGACGGGCACGAATGGTGCGTCGGATCGATCGGAGGCGAGAAAGGGCAAAGCCTGAAGGTGCACCTGCACGGCGCCAAGACCGGCGTGTGGAGCGACTTCGCGACCGGCGACGGCGGCGATGTCATCGACCTGTGGAAAGCGGTCCGCGGCCTGTCGATGGCGGAGACGCACCGGGACATCAACGACTTCCTCGGGTTCCGAAAACCGGAGTTCCATGGCCACCGCGAGAAGTCCTACCGGCGGCCGGCCAACCCGGTTTGCGCCGTCCCCCAGGCGGCGGTGCTGGACTACCTACGCGAGGACCGCAACCTGTCGGCGGAGGCCATCGCCGCCTACCGGATCGGGGAGCAGGACCGGCGGATCATCTTCCGGTCCTTTGTCGACGACGAGTTGGTGTTCGCCAAGTACCTGGCCATCGACCGCGGCCCGGACGGCAAGAAGGATACCCGGCCCCTGGATTCGGATCTTGAGCCGGTGCTGTTCGGCTGGCAGGCCATCCCGCCCGACGCGAGGGCGGTGACCATCACCGAGGGTGAGATCGACGCCCCGAGCCTGTGGGATTACGGCTACCCCGCGCTGTCGGTGCCGTTCGGCGGCGGCGGCGGCGACAAGCAGCAGTGGATCGAACGCGAGTACGAGCGGCTGAGCCGGTTCGACGTGATCAACCTCTGCCTGGACAACGACGCATCGGGACAGCAGGCGCTGGACGCGATCATTCCCCGGCTTGGCCGCCACCGCTGCCGGGTCGTTCGATTGCCCCGCAAGGACGCCAACCAGTGTCTGGTCGACGGCGTAGCAAAGGCTGAAATCGACCGCTGTTTCGCCGAGGCCAAGACCGAGGATCCGGAAGAGCTGCGCCCGGCCACCGCGTTCAGGGATGACGTGATCAACCTGTTTTTCCCGCCGGACGGAGAGGAAAAGGGCTACCACCTGCCCTGGGAGATGGCGCGGGGCAAGGTGTTTTTCAGGCCTTCCGAGGTCACGGTTTGGCAGGGTGCGACCGGTGACGGAAAGACCGAGATCCTCGGGCATACCAGCGTCGGTTTCATGGATCAGGGCGCGCGGGTCTGCATTGCCAGCCTCGAATGGCCGCCGGCCGACACGGTGCAGAAAATCGTTAAGCAGATCACCGGCACCGGCCGGCCGACACAGAAATTCATCAACAGCGCTTTCGACTGGCTGGACGGGAAGTGCTGGGTATTCAACGTCATAGGGTGGTCGAAAGTGGAACGGGTTCTCACCGTGTTCGAATACGCTCACCGGCGCTACGGCGTGGATGTCCTGGTGTTGGATAGCTTCATGCGACTAGGGGTGGCGCCCGGCGACTACGATCGCCAAAAGGAGGTTATCCTGGCCATCACAGAAATGGCGATCAAATTCCCTGTCCAAATTCATGTCGTGGCCCATAGCCGGAAAAGGGACGGAAAAGGCGGCAGCAAGCTTCCGGAGACGGATGACGTCAAGGGCACGTCGGAGATCACCGAAAATCCATCGAACGTGCTCGGTGTTTGGCGGAACAGGCCGAGGGAACGGAAGGTCGCGGAATTGCAGCTCGCCGTTGATCAGGGTGATTCAGCGGCTGAAGTCGCGTTGAAGGAGGAGCAGGCCAAGCCGGCGACGATTCTGAACGTCACGAAGCAACGCAGGAATGGCTGGGAGGGTACCGTCGGCTTGGATTTCAACACGGAAAACCTCCAGTTCCGCAGCTCGCGTGATCCCCAGATGGGGTGGCAGTACGTGTCCAAGGACAACGCCCCGCTGAGCGAAGAAGCCGTTGAGTTTTGAAACCAGAAACGAGGAGAGAGCCATGTCTGAAATCAATCCGAACGCCCTTGTTCCGGCCCAAGCGGTGACGATCCTCTGGGAAGACGCGGACATCGCCGTCGGCGGGATCTCGGGCGCAATGCATGGCGTTCATGACGTTGTCGTGCTTGACAGCCGAGACCCCAGCTACAAGCACCAGATGGAGCGTCATCGGTCCCTCAGCTGCAGTGATGGTTGCGTCGGCATCGACTGGATGACCGACCCGCGCGCGACGCCGGAAGCCGTATTCGGCGGCATGTTGTCCGTCGGTTTCAAGAGCCAGTTGGAAATGTTGCGCGCCCTCGTCCAGTTCGCCGAGATCCAGGGATGTGAATGGGCCCGCTCCATGGTCCGCGGCGTCGCGAGCCAGCGTGGCATCGGCTCTGACGCAGACTACGACAACGGCTATCGCTGCGGGCGCCTGACAACCGGTCGGAACAGCGATCGGGTTCCGCACTGCGTCGTGTGCGATCAGGAGCATCTGGAGTCGCAGGACTGAGGGCGCCCTCCCGAATCTACGGGCCGGTAACGCCCAACCACACACCGGAAAAAGGGGGCGGTAGAAACCGTGCACCAAGACGCCATCGCGAAGCTGGTCAGGACAGGACTGTACCGCCCCGGGGATTTCCTGGGCACGGTGAAGAACCTGCACGTGGCGTTGATCCGCCGCGCCGAGGAGACCAACCTGGACGCCGACTGGTCGGTGGCCGCGATGATCGGTGGCGAGCTGGACCGATCCCGGCGCCAGCCTCAAGATCAACGTCACGTCCGGGCCGTGGTCGGATTTCGCGACCGGCGAGAAGGGCGGCGATCCCCCCGACTGGCTGAAGGAGGTGCTGTGATGCGCAGCCCCTACGCCACCGGGCCTCCCCCCATACCACGGCTCCGCAAGCGGACGGCGACGGTGTTCTTGGCAGTCCCCCGTCGCCGCCCTGACCACGACAACCCGATCAATGGAGATCATCATGGCTTCAACGACTCTGATCCATCCGGCGGCGGATGCAAGCGCCGCGACCGCACCGGCTTCCGTTAACGAACGGCTTGACGTCCTGCTGGCCCTCGACCTCGGCACGACGACCGGATGGGCGCTTCGCACCATGGACGGAAGGATCGTGTCCGGCACCCATGATTTCCGCCCGCGCCGGTTCGAGGGTGGCGGCATGCGCTACCTGCGCTTCACCGACTGGCTGGTCGAACTGGCCATGCTCTCCCATGGCATTCGACGCGTGGTCTTCGAGGAGGTCCGCCGCCCCGTCGGCACGGATGCCGCCCACATCTACGGCGGCTTCCTCGGCGCCCTGACCTCCTGGTGCGAGGAACACGAGATCCCCTACCAGGGCGTTCCGGTGGGCACCATCAAGCGCTTTGTTACCGGCAAGGGCAACGCAAACAAGGACGCGGTCATCGCGGCAGTGTCGGCGCGCGGCTACGCGCCTGCCGATGATAACGAGGCCGACGCCATCGCGCTGCTGCTGTGGGTGATCGAAACCCAAGGAGGTGTGCGATGAACGGCGAGTCGATGCTCAAGCAGGCGGCGGCCGTGGTCGCCAACCGCCGCGAGACTTATGGCGATCCCGTCGTGGCCATGCCGGCCATCGCCCGGCGCTGGTCGATCACCCTGGGCCGGCCCGTGACGCCGACCCAGGTGGCGCTCTGCCTGATCGACCTCAAGATGGCTCGGCTGGTCCACGATCCCGCGCACCTGGATTCCCTCGTTGACGTCGCCGGCTACGCCGCCGTGCTCAAGGAGGTGCAACGATGAGGTGGCATCCGAAAGGATACGGCGGCCAACGCCGCGACGCCGAGCGGGTCAAGCAAGACGGCTGGCGGGAACAGGGCGTGCTCGCCGTGTCGGTCGAGGATGATCGGCTCACCTGGCCCGAGCGCGAACTGGTCCGGCAGCTCGGCGAGAAACTCTACGGCAAGCGCCCAGAGACTGGAGGGATGGTTCATGGCTAGGCGCAGGAAGCAAAGGGCCAAGAAGCCCGCCCGCAGCGGCGTGGTCGAGGTGATCAAGCTGCCCGGCGACCGCAAGGCCGAGATCGTCCGCGAAGGCGACCCCGACGGCCGCCCCGTGGCCCATCCCAGGACCATCGACACCCTCGGACGGATGCGCAAGGCCGGCACCATCACGCGGTCCATGCACGATGCCGCCCGGGATTTTCAGGCCCAGTTCACCATCGCCGCCTACGACGCCACGCCGCCCAGGGACATGGTTCGGGTTTCGGGCGGCGGCCGGCCGCGCGACCTGACGGACAAGCAGATGGCCGCCCGCGAACGGGTGGCCCGCGCCCTCGCGGCGGTCGGCGGCATGGCGAGCCCCGGCGGCAGCTGCGTGTGGTCCGTGGTCGGGCTCGGCCACAGCCTGCGGGAGTGGGCCACGCGGCAGGGCTGGGGCGGTCGGCCGGCGCAGCTCAATCAGGCGACGGGCACGCTGGTAACAGCGCTTGGCGTACTCGCTGTTCATTACGGCTACGAGCCGCCAAAAACACAAGCACGGACAAGGGGTTAGAAGATATCTACATGTTGGGGGTTGACAGGTGTAAT